TTAATAGTTAAAATCTAATTAAACAAAGAATAAATAAACTATAAATACAATATACAATAACCTTATATGGTTTTCCCACCCCTGTAACCTTTTTAAATACAACAACAAATTAATCTAAAATACAAAGGTTACAGGGGGCGTGTAACCTTTAAGGGGGTTTTTTAGCCAAATTTCGTTCATTTTTTAACGAGAAATTTCGCTTACCTTGACCAAATCGAAATCTCGTTGTTAATATATATATAAGAGAAGGGAAGTTTTGGGTGTAGTCCAAAATAAAGGATTGTTTTGGGTATTTTTTCAATTTTTAAAAAAGAAGATAAACAACCAACAAATATTATTGCACAACCTTTAGAATATAAAACTACAAGAGCGTCAAAACTAAACTTAAATATTTCACAGGAAGATGTAACACAGTATCAAGATGTATTTCCTCAAGTTGATGCTGTTTATTCTTGTGTTAGTTTCGCTTCTGATATATGTTCACAAATTGAATTTAAACTTTATAAAAAAACTGATAGTGGGTTAGAGGAATATACACATCCTGCCCTCTCTACTTGGTTACAGCAACCAAATCCTTTTACCTCTATGAGTGAAACAATAAAAGTTTATATTCAATCATATTTATTAACAGGTAAAGCTTTTATAACTTTTGAAAAGGTAGGAAAACAATTTGAAGGGTGGGTTTTAAATCCTGCTAAAATAAAAATTGTTCCTCATGCTAAAAAGTTTATAGAGGGTTTTACTTATGCTGACTCAGTTGCGTATAAAGCAAATGAAGTGTTATATTTTAGGAATCCAGTAGGAACTGATTTATATGGAGGATTAAGTCCTTTAGCAACTTTAGTAGATGCTTTAGAAATAGATGGATATGCTTCGGAAGATTTAAAAGATTATTATAAGAATAGTTTAGTAGCACAAGGTATTTTTTCAAGCGAATACCCATTAACAACAGACCAGACAGAAAGTCTTAGAGAACAATTTAAAAGATTACACTCATTAGGTAAAAGTGCTAGACACGCACATATCATTGCACCTAATAATATGAAGTTTACACCTATGAAAGTTTCACCTAAAGATGGTTTACTTTTAGAAAGTTTAGGTATTACTGAAAATAAAATATATAAAGTATTTAGATTACCTAGTGTTCTTGTAGGAGATAGTTTCAAAAATACTAACGGGACAGAGGTTAATGCACTAAAAGTTAATTATATAAATTCATATATTCGTCCTATGTTATTTCAATTAACGCAAAATTGGACAACAGCATTTAGAAGAATATTAAAAGAAGAAGATATAGTAATTGTCCCTGATTATTCTAACATACCAGAAGTTAATACAGCTTTAACAGAAAAGATTGATAGTGTTAAAGATGCTGTGTCAACTGGCTTATTAACTAGAAATGAGGGAAGAGAAACATTAGGTTTTGATAGAGTAAAAAACGCTAAATATATGGATGCTATTTACGCACCAGCTTATTTATTAGGGACTCAAAATACTGACTTAGTTACTGGAGAAAGTTTAGTATTTGGGGAAACTGATGTAGGTAATAAAAATAAGGAGGGCAGTTAATGCTTATAAAACAGAAAGGTTATATGAATGTAGCCACTAAGACGGTAGAATCTACAGATGAGTATGTGGATATTCAAGGTTTAGCCTCTACTGTTTATAAAGACAGAGATGGGGATGTTGTTTCACCTGTTGGGATTGATTTAACTAACTTTAATAAAAACCCTATTGTTCTATTTAATCACAATTGGGATAAACCTATTGGGAAAACACTATCAACTGAAATAACTCCAGAGGGGTTACAGGTAGTTATTAGAGTATTTAAAAATACAGACCCAGCTATCTTTGCAGCTGTTAAGTCTGGTGTTTTATCCACTTTTTCAATTGGTTTCATTGGTAAAGATGGACGCTATGATGAACAAACGGATACTTATTACTTCACTGATATTGAATTATATGAAATAAGTATTGTTTCTATACCAGCTAATCAAGATGCTATCTTTGAGGTAATTAAATCACCAGATTGTGAAAATGGTGTTTGTAAACTTAAAGGAATGAAAAAAGAAGATGAAAAAGACCTCCAAAAGGAGTTAGATGAGATAAAAAGTTTACTGCAAACACTGTTAGGACAAAAAGAAGCAGATAGTAATGTTGCTCAGTCAGATGCTATTGACGAAAGTCAAGAGGTTTCTCAGGTTGAAGAAGATACTGATGAGGATACTACTATTGCCTCTGAAGATGGTCAGGAGGTAGTAGAGGATGTTGTAGAAGAACAAACTACTACTGAACCTATTGATATATTAGCTGAGCTAGAAAAAGTTGATATTAACACACAAATTCAAGCTTATTATAAACTTGAAGAATTAATAAATTCACAAACGATAAATTAAACTTAATAGAAAGGATTAAAATGGCATTAGATTTTGTTAAAGAATTAAAAGACGAAATTAAGGCACTAAAAGACGAATTAGCAGAGGTTAAAGGTCTTGGTAAAGAGTATGAGGAAAAACTGGCGGATATGGAAAGAAAAAGTATTTTTACTGGTTCTGGGAATATTGATAAAGATTTAGATAAAGCAGCTAAACTTGCTGTTAAGGCTAAATTAAAAGCAGCTATTTTAGGTAAATCAGTAAAAGACTTTGGTGAGTATGAGCAAATTGTAAGCTTAACTTCAAAAGCTATTAAACCAGCTGATATTGATAATTGGATTGCTGAGAAATTCAGTAAAGATATTGTTGAATTACTTGAGCTTGAACTTAAAGTAGAAAAACTATTCTCAAGGGTAGAAGTTCCAAAAGGTTTCGGTAAACTTAGCCTACCAAGAAAAACAGCAAGAACATCTGCTTACCTAATTCAACCAGCTGAAGATGCAGTAGCAAGTGCAATTCAAGGTGATAAAGTAAGTTTTGACCCTGTTAAAATTAAAACACTTGTAGAACTATCTGATGAAGCTGATAATGAAGCCGTAGTTGATACTCTTTATAATGTTATTAGAGAGGATATTGCTTATTCTTTAGCTAAAGGTATTGAAGAAGCTTTAGTAAATGGTGATAAGTCTGGAGCGTTAAACGGAAACCCAGCTGCAACTGATGTTACAAAAGCGTTTGATGGTATTAGAAAATATGCTGATAGTAACAAAGTAGATGGTGGTGGTGCTGTAATTGATTTAACTATGATTAGAGCAGCTAGAAAATCACTTGGCGCATTTGGTGTTAATCCTAGTGAAATAGCATTACTTGTTAACCCTAATGTGTTCTATCAACTATTAGATATTGATAACAGAAATGTTAGAGTGATTGACAACACTGGTAAAACAGCAGGAAGCACAACTGGTGTAGTTGCAACTGTTGATGGTATGCCTGTAGTTCTTACAGAGCAAATTCCAGTTGACCTTGATGCAAATGGAGCAAAAGGTGGTGATTTGACTGAAGCACTTTTAGTTAACACTAAAGCGTTTAAAGTTGGTTACAGAAATATGGTAGAAGCAGAGAAAGATAGAGATATTTATAAAGATATTGATATTGTTGTAGGTCGTGTATATAGAGATTTCCAACAAGTAACTATCGGGACAGCTACAGCTGCTATTGTTAACTTGAAAAAGTAATATAAAGTGAGAGTTTTACCTCTCACTATTATTTTAAGTTTATTTTTATAGATTTAAAATAATAGTGAAAAGGAGATTAAATGTATAGAGTAACTAGAAAAGCTGTAGGAACTTTATTTACACAAGGTATTGAATTTGTGCAAGATAAAGAAGTTACAGTATCAAAACAGGTATTTGATTATTTACAAAAAACTTTCCCAAATGATTTTGTATTTGAAGGAAAAAAAGAAAAAACAGTAAAAAAAGAAGCTACTGGGGAAACTAAAACTAGAGAAAAAGTAGTTGGTAGAAAACCTAGAGGAGCTAATAAAAAGGATAGTTAATGCACTTTTTATTAAATGACTATAAAATTTATAAAGGTATTGATTCTACAAATACAGAGGATGATGAAAAAATATCTTTTATTTTACAAAGTGTTGAGGATTACATAAAACACCAATTCGGTATTTATTGTCAAGAAACTACTGTTACTGAAAAAAGACAAGCTCAAGGGGATATTCTTGTCGTTCAAAGTTATGTAAATAGTGTTATAGGTATTATTAATAAAGGTAAAAGTTATGATGTAACAAATGTTGAATATATTGAAAATATATTATACTTACCTTATACTTTAACTAAATTGGTTACGGTATCGTATAAAACAGGGTTTACTGATTTACCAGACTCAATTAAAACAGCTATTTTTATCTTTGTAGATAAAATTTATGAGGATGTTCAAAATAATGGTGTGTTAGTTAATAGTTATGCCGACCCAGTTGGAGGTAGGGAAACTTTTAAAAAGTCTTTCCCTAAAGAGGTTTATAAATTATTACACCCATATATTACCTATAAGTTATAATTATGTTTATAGAAGATTTATTATATTCTGTTGAAAATCTTGTTGAACTTCAATTTAAAGATGACTGGGTTGACCAAAAAACTACTGATAGAATTTTAAATAAAATAATTAAAGAAGTTAAGAAAGAACAAAAAGAATGGGTTAAGGATGTTAAAGAAAAAACATCTGAGCAAATTCCTTTACATTTGTTAGGAAGAAAAAGACCACAAAATAGAAAGTTTCCTTATAGATTTGAGGGGGATTTAACAGATAGCTTTAATACTAATTTAATTTTAACTAAAAAAGATAGCACACATTATACTTTATTAGCTTCCTTTAGTAATAGTAGTGGTGATGCGTATTTAACTGAAAAAGGTATTACAAGTAAAGGTATAGGTGGAAGTCAAGGGGATTGGGTAGGTTGGTTTAAAAGAGCTACAGTTATAAATAATACTACACCCATAAAATCAGCGGAACATAGATTAAATGAAGTAATGAAAAATGTAGCTTTACAGATGTATTAATGGAGAGTTAAATGAAAAGAGAAGATTTAATACCTTATTTAGAAACAAAGGTAAATGATTTAGATATATTTAAAACTATACTAACCTATCAAGCCCCTCCAGCTAATACTATTAAAAATTTTCCTGCTTTAGCTATTACATATAATGAAACAAAATTTATAGACGGGAGTGTTACTTGTAGAAGAGTAAATCAAGATGTTTATTTAAACTTTGTTTTCTATAATAAGAGGGTAAAGCAGGGGCAACATATTGATATAATATCTACCTATGTTGAGGATATTATATCAATGTTTAAAACAATTTTACCAAGTTCAGATATGATAGATATTGAATTAGTAAAATTAAAAGACGATGAGGGGTTAATCCATCCTTATCAAGTAGCTATTTTATTAGTTAAATTTAAAATATAAAAGGAGAATTAATGGCGTTAAAGACTAGAGGGATTATAACTCAAGTAAAAAAAGAAGCTACTTTTAACACAGCTCCAACTTTTACTGACGCAGATGTTATTATAACAGAAAAAACTGATGTTAACCCAAAAGTAGATACAGTAGAAAGAAAATCTATGAGTTGTTCTATGATTGATAAAGCAGGTATTCCTGTTAGATTTACAACTGAGGGTAGCATAGATTTAGAAATAGATGTTAAAACAAATGCTTTTTTAGGTGATGTGTTATTTGAAGCAGGTTTAGGGGCTAAGTTAGCAAACGGTGCAATAATTAATGCTAATAATATTGAGAAGAAAAGTGATGGGTCAGGTGATGCTACACTTTACACAGTTAGTGATGCTGATGTAGATAGAATTTCATTAGCTATTAAAAAGTATTTTGATAGTGGTGATGTTGTTTTACAGGCATTAGGAAATGTTATTAATAAAGTTGATTTAGAATTTAAACAAGCAGACATACTAAGTGCTTCATTTGGTTTAGAAGGAGCATCTTACCAAACTTTAACAGGACAAACTGTCCCAGCTTGTAGTAATGATGATTCTGTTCCTCTTGTAGGTAAAAATGCAACTTTTGAGTATAAAGGTAATTCTGTATGTGCAAAAGATATTAAAGTATCTATTGACAATACTATTACATCAACTGAGTGTATTACATCAGAGGGTTATGGTGATAAAACAATTGTAGGTAAGAAAATTTCTGGTAGTTTTACTTGTTTATTAGAAGATTTTAGTTATCTTAATGATTTAACTAATCAAACAGCAGGTAAATTATTTTTAAATATCTCACACGCAGGTAAACAAATTGCTTTATATCTACCACAAATTAAAATTACTGATGCACCAATCACTGACGATAGTAACAGTTTGATTGAAGTAACAGTAAACTTTATTGCGGAAAAAGCTGAAACTGAGGGTGAAGCTTTGATGTTAGCAGTTAAAGCATAATTTTTACTAATTTATAGTAAAAACCCTTGACATTATATTATAATTATGTTATAATATTACCAACCAAACACTAATTGTGTTTGGTGTTGGAATGAATATTTATAAAAGTATTTATTCTAAATAATATTATTTATAAGGAATACTTATGGCGTTTAAAATTGTTAAAAAGGAAACTAGCTTTGACTATATCCCAGTTGACCAAAGAAAAGAGGAAAACCCACTAACATTTGTTTTTAGACCTCTTTCAAAAAAAGAATCAGCTCTATTAAGTGATGGTGTTCTAAAATTAGATACAACAACTCAAGCATTAACTGTAGGTAATAGCTCTTACTTATTACAAGCTATTAGGTTATGCTTAACTGAGGTTAAAAACTTAGTTGATGATAAAGATAAACCAGTATCTTTAGAGAAAGATAGTAATGGTGAGGTAACATACGACTTTTTAGAGTATTTTCCAGATAGTATGTTAGAAGAACTTGGTAATGTTATTGTTGCTGTTTCAAAAGACCCAGCAAATGCTGACACTTATTTAGGGAAGGAGTAACCTTTCCTATGGAATTGTATAAAAAAGAATATACTTTTCCTGTTTACTTTCAATCTACTACAATCCCTACTTTTATTACTTATCATATTTTATCAAAAAAAGAGCTATCAAATTGTATTTCTAAAGCTACAGTTGATGATACCTTTTATTCACATTATTTTAACACACTTATTTTACAAACTTCAATCGACCAAAAATACCATTACATATTAGATTTATTAGATGATAAAACTTATACAGAGTTAGCTAATAAAATTAAAGAGTTATCTTCATTTAGTGAAACGGATTTTAATAAACTACAATCACTATTAAAATTAAAAATGAGTAAAGATTTACAAAGTGAAAATTGGTCTTGTGAAACTTGTAAATTAAAAAAATTAAATTATAGTAGGAATTGTCCTTATTTAGAGGAGAAATATCATAATCAAGATGTGATTTTATATATAAATGGGGAAGCTTATAAAACTTGTCCAGTATATGAATTAAACGAAAATTCTGAATTAATAGGAAAAGCTATGACAGCTTATTATTATTTAGATAAAGGTATTTATCCAGAGAGTGGGGGACTATTTGACCAAACTATGTTTTTTATAGAAAGTAGCTCATTAGTAGATACAATAGTTAAAGAGGAAGAGAAAAAAGATTTAGAAAAAATGAATAGTTAAATAAGGAGTTACAATGGTAGCTAACTCAAAGTTTGTTAAACAAGTAGATATTATATTTAACGCTTTAGGTGCAGATAAAGTTACACAACACGCAAATATGTTAATACATCAGTTAAAGATATTACAAAACGAAGCTATGAAAGGTATGGCTTTAGCTGAAAAAAAGAATGACCCTAAATTGTTAAGTGCTTGGAGTGATGTTTCAAGACAAATTACAACAGCTTTAAAATTACAAAAAGATAGTGGGGACTATACCGTTAGAAATTTAAAAACTATTGCAGAAAGATTAGGTGTTGTTGAAGCAAAAGCTAAAGCATTAGGTAAAACAACAAATTTTAAATATAAAACTGGTTTAGATAAATATAAAGATGAAGTAAAAGAATTATTAGAGTTATACACTTCTTTAGGAGGCAAAGTTAATAAAAACTTGGTTAAGAAAATATATTCCGATAATTCCCAAGATTTACAAAAAGCTAATAAAACACTAAAAGAAAGAATTAGGCTTTTAAAAGAAGCTAGTAAATTGAATGGTATTGTTGATGATAAGACCTATAATAGTTTAGTTGGAAAAATTAGTAACAGAAGCTCCCTAAAAGGGTTGCATGATGTTAACGCTGAAATTAAACAATTAGTGGAAAGTAATAAACAAAGAATTAAAGAAGAAGCTCAACTTTTAAAAGAGGAAGAAAAAAGAGCTAAAGAACTTTTAAAAACTCAAACTGCTTTAAACAATCAAAGAATTAAAGAAGAAGCTCAACTTTTAAAATCAGTAGGTAAAGAATCAAGTATTGTAGCAAATAGTGTAGGTAAACTAAAGAAAAAATATGACAGTTTAAAATTTAGTTTAGATAAAACAATTATATCACAAGAAAGATGGGCTAAAT